AACGGTGCCCTGATTTCCGGGCTCGTGTCCACAGAAGAGGACGTGGACGAGGACGAAGCGAAGGACATAAAGGCCGGCCTTGACCGCAAGGTGGGCGGCTGGGAAAACGCCGGGGAAGTGGCATTCGTCAATCGGAAACTCCGCTTCACGCCGTGGACCATGAGCGCCGAAGATGCGCAATTCCTGCAGTCCCGCCAGTTCCAAATTGAGGAGATAGCGCGCTGGACCGGGGTCCCGCCGCACCTGCTCATGCAAACGGAGAAACAGACGTCGTGGGGGACGGGTGTCGCGGAGCAGAACCGCGGCCTAGGCCGCTTTACCCTGCTGGGCTGGACCATGCGTTTCGAGCAGCGCATTTCGCGGCTGCTGGCGCGGCCACGTTTCGCGGAGTTCGACTTCGCCGGCCTCGAGCGGCCCACTCCGGAGGATGAGATAAAGCTGCTCATAGAGCAGGTGAAGGCGGGGCTGTTGACCGTGAACGAAGCCCGCCGCATCCGGAACCTGCCACCTATCGAAGGCGGGGACGTGCTCCGCACCGCTGCAGCAGCTCCGCGCGAGCTGGAAGAGGCGCTGTCGTGAACCCGGGACGCCTGCTCGAGCTGGCGAACCGTGGGCGGGCCATGACCGCGCGCCCGCAGAACCGCGGCGGGGACTGGTGGAAGATCGGCAACGCGGACGGGGACCGCGCCGAAGTGTTCATCTACGGGTACATCGGGGACGACTGGGCCGAAGAGGACGTGACCGCGGCATCGTTCACGAAGGCGCTCCGGGCCATCACCGCGTCCGCCATCGACCTGCGGGTGAACAGTCCGGGCGGGGCCGTGTTCGACGGCATCGCCATTTACACGGCGCTGCTGGACCACCCGGCCACTGTGGACGTCACCGTGGACGGGGTGGCCGCTTCGGCGGCTTCGTTCGTGTCGATGGCCGGGGACACCGTGGCTATGCAGAAGCCTGCGAAAATGATGATCCACGACGCTTCCGGAATCGTGCTGGGGAACGCCGCGGACATGCAGGAAATGGCGGACCTGCTGAACGAGCTGTCCGACACCATCGCCGGCATATACGCGGACCGCGCTGGCGGCACCGTGGCGAAGTGGCGGGACGCCATGAAAGCCGAGACCTGGTATTCCGCGGCGGCGGCTGTGGAGGCCGGCCTCGCGGACCAGGTGGTGAACGACACCACCGAATCGGCGCCGGAAGATCGGCGCAGCCAAGTAATCCGCGCCCGTGCGCGGGCTGCTCCTGAAAGGGGAGTGAAATGACCATCGAGGAAATCCTCGCCGCGCTGCAGGCCATTCTGGACGGCTCGCAGGGCCGGCCTCTCACTGACGAAGAGGCCACGAATTACGAAACGCTCGAGGCGCAGCTCGCCGTGGCGAACCGTGACCGCGAGATTCGGGCGCGCAATCAGGCGTACAACATGCCCGTACGTGACGCCGTGGTCCCCGGGGACCTGTCCACCCGCGACGAGTTCGAGGACCTGAACCGCTCCTTCGAGGCGTACCTCCGCACCGGGAAGCCGAACGCCGACCTGGAGGAGCTGCGCAACGCGCAGGAGGCCGGCACCGGCTCCGAGGGCGGGTTCACCGTCTCGCCGGAGTTCCGGCAGAAGCTGGTGGAGGTCCGTAAGGCGTTCGGCGGGCTGGCAAACGAGGTCGAGTCGTTCTCCACGGAGAAGGGCGGCGCCCTGGAATACCCGTCGCTGGACGACACCGCCAACTCCGGGGCCATCGACGACGAAGAGGCGCAGATCAGCGACGGCGATGACCTGGCGTTCGGCCAGGTCGAGCTGGGCGCGTACAAGTACACCGCGACCGGCGGCGACGGCGCCGGCACCGGGCTTCGGGTGTCGTGGGAGCTGCGGCAGGACAGCGAGTTTGACATTCAGGGCCTGGTGGCCCGCGCGCTCGGCACCCGCGTCATGCGCAAGCAGGCCGTGGACTGGACGACCGGCACGGGCACCACGCTGCCGTTCGGCATCGCCGAATCGGGCCTCACACCGGACCGGGAGCTGGCCACGCACGACACCATCGCCTACGTGGACCTGTCCGCGGCCGAGGGGGAGCTGGACCCGGAGTACGAGCAGAAGGCCAAGTGGGTGCTGAACAAGGGCGCATGGGTCGCTATCCGCGACCTGGAGGACGACAACGGTCGGCCGCTGGTGTGGAATGCGCAGGACAGCCTCACCGGCCGCGTGACCCGAAGCATCCTCGGATACCCGGTCGTCATCGACCAGTCCATGCCCGACCACGACGCCACGTCCGGGCACTTCGCGGTCCTCGGGGACCTGCGGGAGGCGTACGTGATCCGCCGCGTTGCGCCGTTCGTTCTCGTGGTGGACCCGTACACCCGCGCCGGCAACGGCCAGGTGCAGTACTTCGGCTGGGAGCGGGCTGACGGCACCGTGCAGAACCGTTCGGCGTACGTGCTGCTCGGCAACACCGCGGCCTGACGCGATGCTGACGCCGCAACGCCGCGCCGTGTTGCGCAGGCGCAAGGGCAAACTGGAAGCCAAGCTCGCAGAAATCAACGCCGAGCTTGGCATCAAGGCGCCGGCCAAGAAGGCGGCACCGGCCAAGAAGGCCGCGGCGAAGGCCGCGGCGAAGTAAGGGGACTGGGATGGTGTGGGCGCCGGACTACGTGACGGCCGCGGAGCTGAAATCCTTTCTGAGGATCACAGACTCCGAGGACGACGCGGAGCTGGCGCTCGCCATCACCACGGCGTCGAGGGCCGCGGACCGGCACTGTCACCGACAATTCGGGAACGTGGCCAGCGAGGAAGCCCGGAAGTACACGGCGTGCTGGGACCGCAGGCGCCGCAGGTGGGTTGTGGAGCTGGACGACCTGCACGACTCCGATGACCTGACCGTGGAAACCGCGGACGGCGACGCCATCGACGTCTACACCCTCGAGCCCGTGAACGCCGCATTTACCGGGAAGCCGTACCAGCGGCTCGTGGTGGACCCGGACAGCGCCGCGAAGCCCACAAGCGAGACGCATGGCGTCACCGCCACGTCCCCAAACTGGGGCTGGGCCGCGGTGCCCGTCCCCGTCGAGCAGGGCACCCTGCTGCAGGCGTCCCGCTTCCACGCCCGCAGATTCTCACCGTACGGGGTGGCCGGCTCACCGGAGCAGGGGTCGGAGCTGCGGCTCCTGGCGCGGCTGGACCCGGACGTGGCCGTGTCCCTGGGCGGCTTCGTCCGATGGTGGGCGGCGGTCTGACATGGACCTGGGCGACGTCATGGACGCTGTGGCCACGCAGCTCGACACCATCACCGGGCTGCGTTGCTTCGCGTACCCTCCGGACAGCATCACTCCACCCGCGGCCATCGTGTCCTACCCGGAAGAGCTGGCCTTCGACGCCACCTACTCCCGGGGCGCGGACCAGGTGACACTCCCGGTGATTGTGGCCGTGGGGAAGGTCCACGACCGGGCGACGCGGGACCTGGTGGCCGCGTACGCGGACGGCTCCGGGGCCAGCTCTATAAAGGCCGTGCTCGAGGCGGGCACATACAGCGCGTTTGACACGGTGCGGGTGGTCCGCGCGGAGTTCGACGTGGTGCGCATAGGCGGCACCGACTACCTGGCGGCGCTGTTCGACCTGGACATAATGGGAGATGGCTGACAATGGCAAAGGTTCACGGGAAGGTCACCTTCGTTTCCCTGGACGGGGACGACCTGTCGCAATACTGCGACAATTCGGAGCTGAAATTCGAGGCCGACGAACACGACGTCACCACGTACGGCAACGATGGCCACGTATTCCTGGGCGGGCTCACGTCCGGCACGGTGACCATCTCCGGGAAGTACGACTCCACGGCCGGCACCGGGCCGCGGGCCGTCATCCAGCCGCTGCGTGGGACCGTGGTAACGCTGATCCACCAACCCGAAGGCACCGGCTCGAGTCTCCCGCAGGACGAAGTGGACGTGCTCGTGAAGAGCTACGTTCAGACGCACCCGGTCGCGGACTACATCATGTGGTCCGTAGAGCTGACCATGAGCGGCGACGTCGATTCCACGGCGCAGGAAGCATGAGCGGCGTAGAGCGGGGCGTGGACAGGGAGGCGCTGTTCAAGGCGCGGCTCCCGGAAGAGGAGTACGAGCTGCCCGGGCTCGGCGTGCTCCGTATCCGCGGCCTGTCCCGCGGGGAGGTCCTGGCGGCGCAGCACGACGACCCGCGGCTGGCCGTGTTCGAGCGCCGGCTACTGGCCCGCGGCGTCGTGGACCCGAAGCTCACGGAGACGGACATCGGGCGCTG